ATCAATAATTGGCAAAATCAACACGAAGAGTTTTTAGAGGCTCATCGAATAGGAAAAGTAAGAATGAGAATGTTTTGGGAAGAGTTGGGGATTGTGGGAACAACAGAGGGAAAAAACTTTAACGCTTCGGCTTGGGCGTTAAACATGAAGAACAAACTCCACTGGAGGGATAGGATGGATGTAACGAGCGATGACAAACAACTCCCGACACCTATCTATGCAGGAAAATCTACAGAAGTTTCAGACGGCTGATACAACTGCCACCAGAAAGATTTTTGGTTTAAGGAAAAGAATACGGGCGGTGGCGGGGGGTACAGCAGCGTCTAAGACTTTTTCAATTATAATCTGGCTGATAGACTACTGTCAGTCTTCCAAGAATAAAAACAAAATAGCAACGGTGGTTTCTGAATCATATCCCCATTTGGAAAAAGGGGCGATGGTGGATTTTCAGAACATAATGAAAGATAGGGGATATTGGAAAGATGAACTATGGAATGGGAGTAGACACACGTACGAGTTTGAGGCAGGTAACAAACTAGAGTTCTATTCAGTGGACACTTACGGGAAGGCGCACGGACCCAGGAGAGATGTTCTATTCCTGAATGAGTGCAACAACCTAGCCTACAATATTGTCGACCAACTTATAGTTCGTACTCGTGAAGTGGTATGGATGGATTGGAACCCAACGAATGAGTTTTATTTTTACACTGAGATGTTGGGTAAGAGGGATGACATAGACTTCATAACTCTAACCTATTTAGACAACGAAGCCTTGGATGAAACAACTAAAAACGAAATCCTCTCGCACAAGAATAACAAGAACTGGTGGAAAGTATATGGACTAGGAGAACTTGGTGAAGTAGAAACTAGAATCTTTACAGGATGGAATATAATTGACGAGATTCCACATGAGGCACGACTTGAACGTTATGGTCTGGACTTTGGCTACTCTAATGATCCTACTGCTATTGTGGCTATTCATCGGTACAACAGTGGTTTCATATTAGATGAGATCTTGTACCAGAAGGGACTAAGTAATCGGCAAATTGCAGACTACTTTTTGAACATTCCTAGAGCCTTGGTTGTAGCTGATAGCGCCGAACCAAAATCAATAGATGAAATGAAACTCTTTGGAGTTGGAGTAGTACCAGCCACTAAGGGAAAGGGTAGTGTTTTACAAGGCATCCAATACGTTCAAGATCAACGTATATCAGTAACCAAGCGCAGTACCAATCTCTTAAAAGAATATCGCAACTATCTCTGGGTTACAGATAAAGATGGGAAAATAATAAATGAACCTGAACCCATCTGGAATCATGCGATGGACGCTACTCGGTATGCAATGCACTCGCTTAGGCCATTTGAAGAAGAATCTAGTCTCCCTGATGACACCTACTGGATTAATAGACTCTAATGGATTACGAACTTTCAATTAAGGACGTGAACGTACAGGCTCACCTGGATATTGAAAGGGAAATAGTTAAGCGTAAAGAAGGCCAGATGACCTTTACCTTGAGGATTAATGATGGAAATATTGTGGACTTGGCTATGGTAGAATATGTAGATGCCCGATCCTTCCTGCGGCTTAAATCAATCACTCTCGAAGAACTTACTATTACACATACTAATAACGCACGAGATCAACAAGATGCCCTACGGCCAAATAACCTGCAATTTCAACATAACGAACGGGGTGGCAGATTTAACAACCCTCAATCTAGTGAAAAATAGGAGAATAAGATATAAACAGACAAAAGAAATTGACTCACTTTGACATAGTGTGTTAATATTAGTTTGCTAATAACCTAGGTGTCTAGGTACATACGCCGCAGATCCTGCGGCTTTTTTTATGAGCGATCTTTCATCAGAAATCATTAGTCAAAAAGAGGTGGCTTTTAGAACATTGGCTACCAAGCGGGAAATGTGGGACAAGGTAGAGCAGCTCTTTCATGGACAACTTAACGATCAAATTTCAGAGCTATCTGGTTCGCAGGTATTCGACCCTACATTGGCCACATTAACTATTGAGCGAGGCTATCGTGTCATGGGACAGCTTGGAACTGGCAAAGTGAGGGGGATAAGCAAGAACGATGTTGGTAGTGCAAAACTGATGAATTTAGTATTGGATAAGTATGTTGTACCTAATGCCAAGGCTCAATTTGATTTTCTAACCAAACTTCGGATGGTGGATATTTACTCAAACATTTACGGTGCGTTCTTTGTAATGATTGATTGGGATGTAAGGCCGGATGGATATGTGGGTCCAGATATGTGGCTATTAAACATTAGAGATGTCTTTCCTCAGGTGGGTGCAGTCTCCCTAGAAGATTCAGACTACATCATAACTAGAACATGGCGACCACTTTCTTACTTCAAGGGGCTGAAACAACAGGATGGTTTTAAAAATCTAAGTGATATTATCTCCAAATTAGAGAGAATGTCTGGCTCTAAGCATGTTAGGAAGTCTGACGATATGTCTAAACGTGAGGAAAATGAGTATCTAGACCGTGAAGTTGCCAAAGGAATGGGATATTTTGAAGTTTTGAGCCGATTTGAGAGGGATCGATGGGTAGATGTGGTCGCAGACGTAGACGAAATCTTCCGAGACAAGAAAAACCCTCACGACGATGGAGACCTTCCTATTAAGTGTAAATACTCCATTCCGCTTTTGGATGATTTCATGGGCATGGCAGATATGGAGCGTGGAGCTTCGATGCAAATGACTAAAAATTCAATCTGGAATCTATATTTAAGGGGTGTAAGGTTATCAATTGACCCACCAATGGCTTTTGATAAGTCAATGATTGCTTCCGAGTCTTCTATCAGAAGGATCCCTGGGGTAAGTTGGATGTTTAGGGGATCACCCGCAAATGCAATGACCCCGGTCAACTTGTCACCCCAGGGTATACAGACCTTTCAAAGCGTCAACCAGTCGGTTAACGCCGCAATTCTTAACATCTTTGGTACTTCTGACACTACAGTCTCAAAAGATGTGGACAATACCCAAGGCAAGACTCCACAGGCTCTTCAAATGCAACAAGCCCGGGAGAACACCCGTGATGCTGCCGATAGATATTATATGGAAACATTCGTCTCTTCAGTGATGAAGAAGATGGCCAACCTTATTGTAAAGAAACAATCCTCAGTCATAGCAATCAGGATGTTTGGAGATGAGATAGATGAATTAGCCAAAGACAATCCCGAAATAATGGATATGTACGATGAGAAGAGTGGTAAGTTGGCTATAGGCAAGAGCAAGACCGGATCGACTCTATATGACTACGAGATTACCCCCGGATCAACCTACGCCCTCGACCAGAAGGCACAACAGGAGAATCTCCAATCCTTACTAGCGCTTTACTTACAATCAAACACACCGCAAGGCAATTTATTAGTTGCACAACTAGCCCAAGAGGGCTTCGATCTCCATTTTGGAGAATTATTTAAGAGGGTTGTGGCCAATTCAGGTATTCAAGACTGGGACAAAATACTTTCCGAAAAAAGCGAACAAGAAAAAGGTGACGCTGTTATCCAGCAGAACGCCATGCAATTAGAACAAGCAATGATGCAAATGGGAAACAACATGAACACCATTCCCGCTCAACCACAACAGGGACAACCGATGGGTGGAATGGGTGAACAAATGGGAGGAATGGTATGACCCAAGCCCTAAGACCGGACTTCCTAATTAAGAACATGCCAACGATGCAACCTATTAGGGGTGACGATGGACCAACTGAAGAGGAACGTCTTCTTGCGGCCATGACTTTATCTAGTGGGTGGATTAGGTTTGTGGCTTTCAAGGATGAACTCATACAAGACATGAATAAGGCCAACAAAGCAGCCATCGCACAGGGATTGAGTTTCGAGCAGATTGGTCAGAATACGATTATCACAAACATGGCAATAGATATTATCGATAGGTTATTTAACAAAGTTTCAGACGCCGTCGAGGTGGTCGAACAAAATGGAAACAAATGAAAACCAGGAAGAAGCCCTTAACGAAGTTCTCGATTTCAATAGACCAACCTTTAGTTTTCTGCCAAATGAGGCGCATGATTGGAGACAGCGAGGGCCATTTCTCGTATGTAAGAGCTGTGAGATTGAACACGCAACTTATATTGGACCTGACAGATTGCTTATTGGAATCGACGACAAAGGTCGGCCGATATTAAAGAAGCGTTAGTGTTTTCACTTCTGAATGAGCCAGAAGTGAGCATATTAAGCTCCGTATTCTCGCATTACGATACAGGTGTGTATCACCCTGAAGGGAGGTGAGCATTTTTGAAAAATGATGACACGGCGTTAAACGAACAGGTCGAGGCAGTAAACGACCCAACCACTACGCCGGTGGCAAATGAAGAAGCGCCCGAGGAAGTAGAAAGTCAAGATACTCCACCGGCAGGTGAAGGTGAGGCTCAAACTACTGAAACGGGGGAAAGCAACAAGGGATTCTCTAATCGGGTGCGTGAGTTAGTTAAAGAACGCAACGAGGCGAGGAGTACAGTAAAGTCCCTTCAGCAAAAAATGGCCGAATTGACTCAAGGTAATAATACCGAAGAGTTGAGGATGCCTAGTTTCCAGATTGAACCCATTGTCAAACCTGGTGAGGAGCTGACCGCCGATGAATTAAACCGTCGTATAGCGGAACGGGATCAGTCTCTCCTACGTCAAGCTGATGCATTAGCACAGCTTAGATCTAAACAGAGTGAGATAGCGGGTAGAGTAGATAGGGAATCAGCTGAAGTGATGAAAAAGTACCCACAACTCGATCCTGAAAGTGAGGAATTTAACCCTGAACTTTCCGAAGCAATCACCGAATCATCGGAGGCCTACATTGCGAAGCATCCGACATCATCGCTTAAATCCCATGTGGAAAAGCTGATGAAACCCTATTTGGGGGCGGTGACGAAGGAAGTAGGAAAAGCCACCGAAACAATGGCAAAACAAGCATCGGAGGCCGCTCTCAGACCCACTTCCGTTCGCAAAGCAGAGAAATCAGCGTCAGAAATGACAATGGCAGAGCTTGAAGCTAAGTTAGGAGTAGTACAAGCTTAGTTTTGCTAAAAAGGAGG